GATCTTCATTAACACCTAAAAGATTAATATAAACAACTGAAGGATATTCTAAATAAGCTTTTCCTATTGAAGATGCGGTGAATCCAGCGGCAGTCCTCCCAGCTTCAGTTTCATTACTTGGAACTAATCCTTGAACTTTAGGTAATATTTTTGCTTTTACTTTTTTAACAATATCACGTATACTATCTGCTTCTTGAGGATTTGCTGGATATAATTGCCAATCAAAAGTAAATGAACGAAGGTCAACTCCACTAAAGTGTAATGTTGTTAAAGGATTTGTAACTGAACCCATCGCAGCACCGATTGATTTTTCTCCGATACCTAAACCACCAAGTACACTTGTTCCTAATGTACCGATAAGACGAGCAAAGGTTTTTCCTGCCTCGCCGCCAATTACATCACCGCCTTTACCTGTAAGTACTGCGGCTGTTCCACCAGCAATTGCATTACCAAGATTCTTAGCAGTACCAAGTGGATCTTTTGCTGCTTCAAGACCTGACGATACTAAAAATTCTTCGATGAAGCTTCTTTCAAATGAACTGATTTGAACTCCTGTACTATCAGTAAGTGATTTTGGAATAGGTAATTCTAATACAAATGCTTCAGATTCCACTGCTCTTCTTTGTTGTGCCGTTCTCCATTGAGTTGTACTTGTTGTATTATCTGCAGCACTTGCTGCCGCAGCGGCAGAAGATAAATTGCCAACTCTTGAACCTGACACAATATTCTTATAGTCATATTTCTTGAAAATCATTTGAATTCCATGAGGAAATGAAGCTGAAGGCCATTGTAGCCTATCAGTTCCAGTTTTGTATGCGTTTGACTTTACGTTTTTAGGTCTTGCCATCGATGATTTCCTCGGATCATTCCGTTTAATTCTAATAAATATGTAGTACGGATAATAGATTATTTATAACAGTAGACGGAAAGTATATAATGGCATATAAGGGTAAATTTAGACCAAAAAATCCCGCTAAGTATAAAGGTGATCCTACTAAGATTATTTATAGGTCTTTATGGGAATTTAAAGTGTTTAAATGGATGGATATGCACCGTGATGTTATATGGTGGCAATCCGAAGAAGTGATTGTTCCTTACAGGTCTCCGATAGATGGTAAAGTGCACAGATATTTTCCGGATGTGATAGTACACAAGAAAGATAATCTTGGCAATCCTCAAACGATTATGATTGAGATTAAACCAAGTGCTCAATGTAGACCACCAGATCCGAAGAATAAAAATAAAACAAAGACAGGTAGAATATCAAGAAGATATTTAAATGAAGTTAAAACATGGGGAATCAATGAAGCCAAATGGAAGGCAGCAAAATCCTTTTGTGCAGATAGAGGTTGGCAATTTACAATTATGACCGAAAAACATATTCCAGGAGCTCGATAAGTGGCAACCTTATTTTCAGATATATTAGCAAAAGGTGTAAGACGCGGCGAAATACCTGCTAGGACAAAGTCCGCTCGAGAATGGTATCGTAACCAAGCTACAACAAAAGCTGGTCGAGAAATCACAGCAGAAGCAATTACAAGTACTACAGAAAAAGGAAGATCCAAGGCAAGATTACAAGGCGAAGGATTTATTGGAGAGATGTACTTTTTTAAATATGATCCAAAGACAAAAGAGGATCTACCTTATTACGATACATTTCCACTTGTATTTCCAATAAATAAAGCAAAAGGTGGTTTCTATGGATTGAATATGCATTACTTACCACCACAGTTAAGAGCACAATTAATGGATGCGTTGTATAGTTTATCGAGTGATGATAGATATAACGAAGATACAAGATTACAGTTAAGCTATGAAGTGTTAGCAAAGGCAGGACAGTTTAAAGCATTTAAGCCTTGTATTAAAAGGTACTTAGCAAAACACGTTCAGTCTAGGTTTATTAAAATAGAGGCTTCTGAATGGGACATTGCTTTATTCTTACCAGTATCGCAATTCCAGAAAAAAGGTGCTAGAACCGTTTGGGCAGATTCAAGAAAGATAATAGCAGGATAATAAAATATGTCGTTTAACATTAATAAATTTAAATCGTCCATGGAAAGAATGGGTGGTCCTGGTAAGCTTTCTTTATTTGAAGTAAGAATGGGTAGACCTAAATGGATGAATGATGCTGAAAAGTTTACAGAGTTTAACGAAAGAGACTTTAGTTTATTTTGTAATAAAGTTGATTTTCCTGGTGTTGATTTAGCTACGACTCCAATGGATTATGTAGGACAACTAACAAGGTCAATACCTTCTTCAGTAACAACACCTGGTCCAATCTCTTGTACTTTCTATTGCGATTCAGATCATAATACAGTAAGGTTCTTTCATAGATGGATGAGAGAAGTAATGAACTATAGTTCTGCAGGTGGAATACATTCTGAGTTTGGTGGTAAGTTAAAAGGAGAAGCAGGATTTCCTGATAACTATGTTTCTGATTTAGAAATACGACACTATTCAACTGATAGTCAGCCAGGAGTATATTACTCTACCGAAATTCAAAGAGCGTTTCCTACTAAAGTATCACCTTTAAGTTTAGATTGGACATCAGGTGGAGTTGCTATGATAACAGTTGACTTTGCTATTGAAGATTATAAGTTCAGTTCTGATAAAGCAGGAAACACAGGAGCTCGTTCAACAAGAGGAGGGGGTTTATTAGACCTTCTTGGTGATATCGCAGGATTCGCTGATACAGTAAGAGGAACACTTAAAGCTGGGAAGCCAAGGTCAATACAAGACGCAGTGAATAGATTACAAAGATTAGGAAACGCAGTTGATAGAGTTTCAGATAACATTCCACAAAATAATGGTACAGGTACTTAAATAGGAGATATATTATGGCATTACCAAAAATTGATTTACCTTTGAATGAGTTGGCATTACCCAGCTCAGGTGAGAAGATTAAATATAGACCGTTTACGGTTAAAGAAGAAAAGATTTTATTAGTAGCAGCAGAGACTAAAGACCCTTATGCTGAAATGATGGCAATTAAGCAAGTTGTAGGTAATTGCTTGTTTGATGTTGATGTATCTAAAATCTCAATGATAGATTTAGAATATGTCTTTTTAAAATTAAGAGCAAGCTCTGTAAGTAATATGACAGAATTTATGATTACAGATCCTGACACAAAGGAACAGGTTAAACTTGATTTTGATGTTGAAACAATGGAAGTAGTTCATGACCCAGAACACTCTAAGGAAATTCAAATTAATGATGACTTAGTTTTATTTTTGAATTACCCATCTATTGATGACTTTGCTGGTATTCTTGAGATGAGTCCAAACGACCCATTATTGAATTATACAATTATGGTTGCATGTTTAGATAAGATCGCAACTGAGGATGAAGTAATTTCATTTAAAGAACATAGTGAACAAGAGATTGCTGACTTTATGGATAATATGTCTGGAGACGTAATTAAAAAGATCACAAGATTTTTTGAAACAATGCCAAAATTAAAACAAGAACTGAAATATACAAATAGTAATGGAGATGATAAGACGTTTGTCGTAGAGGGCATTCGTACTTTTTTTACCTAGGCCTTAGTCATATAAGTCTAGGGCATTATTATCAAATTATATTCGGTTTAACTCAACACCATAAATGGAGTTTGAGTGATATAGAAGGTATGATGCCTTGGGAAAGAGATTTATATTTTCAAATGCTATTAGAGTTTTTGGAAAAGCAAAAAGAAGCACGGGAAAATAACAGAGGTTAACAGGAATAAGAAATGGCTGAATTAAGTGCAGATACACAAGCAATAATAAATGCTCTAACGGAGCAGGGCAGACTATTGCGTAATGATGGTAGAACTAATTCAATAAAAACTGTTAACATTAAGCTTGAGAAATTCCAAGAAAGCTTTAATGCTATGAATCAAGTATTAGCAGATATATCCGCTTCGATGAGACAGATGGTTGGAGGAGAAGGCGCGGAAGGTACAATATCAGTCGGTGGTGCAGCAGGACAAGCCGCTGCTTTAAGGGAAGCATTTGAAGGTCAAGAAGACCAAACTGAAGTCTTAGAACAGTTAAGAGACCAAATGAGACGACAAGCGGATCTTGATGATGCTGAATTAACTAGAAAAGAATTAGAAGAAAAAGAAAAACAAGAACAGGAAAAGAAAGATCGTCTGAAAAAACAAGGCGATGAAAATATAAAAAATCTAAAAGAAAATACAGTAACTGGACAATTAGTGTCTAACCCTGTAGGTTTCTTGACCAAAGTAATAAAAGGCGCAATGATTGGTTTTATTGGGTTCAATGTTATAAGAGGAGTTGTTGACGCATTTACTGGTGGAGCAATGTCTAAATTTATTGAAGACATTGACTGGGAAGGTCTTGGACAATCAATCAAATCGTTTTCTGATTTATTATTTAGTAATAAATGGTCTGCTTTTGCCGCTGTACTTGGAAGTTGGTTATTAGTTGACTTTGGTGCACCTTTAGCAGTTAACATTGTTGGACAGGCATTAAGAACAAACGCCCTAACAACTGCATTGGCAAAAATGTCACCGGGTCAAATTACATCAGCTCCAGGATTCTTTAGCGCTCAAAAAGCATTAAAGGTTGGTATGATTGGATTGGCTGGGTTAGCAATTGCCGGAATCACAGAAAAACTTGCCGAGAGCGCAGCTTATGAAAATTTAACTGAAGATGAAATATTAAAAGCAGAACGTGCTAATTTCCAAACACCGAAGAGTTCAGCAATAACAGTTGCTGGTTATGCTGCAGCAGGTGCAACACTTGGTTCATACTTCGGACCAAAAGGAGCATTAGTCGGACTCGCAATTGGTGCCGCTGTTGGTGCAGGTAAATTAGTCTTTGAAGCAATGCAAAGAACAACTGAAGAAAAAGTAGATGTTGCTGAAATTGAAGAACGATTAAAAATGGATGAAATAGAAGCGGATCGTTTAGCAGCGTTAGAAATGTTAAAGAAACACGCGGAAGATGCATCCTTTACTCTATCAGATGAAGCACTGAAAAGTTTAAGAATACAAGCTGGTTTAAATCCTGAAACTGGTGAACCGATGATTGATGGGCAAAGTCAACTTGACCAACAAATCCAAGAAGTAAGATTAGAAACAGACACAGTCTTAGCAGAACAACTAAACAAACAAAAGAATATATTAGCGAGAGCAAAAAAGTCAGCCGAGAGTGGAGTATATGAACAATTTGTTCCTGACGGAATGGGTGGTGGTCAATACATTGATATAACAGATGCTACAAGAATTGCCGAACTGCAAGCACAACGAGATGCAAACCTAGCAGAACAATTAAGAGTAATGTCAGAATTAGAAGCAAGGCGTGATAAGAGAGTTGCTGAAGGTGCTGATGAAGATAATTTCATTTATCTTGCACCAAAAGGTTTCTGGGAAGGCTTTAAAGATATATGGGAAGACTCAAGCGATAGACGAGAAGATAGATTAGAAGACTTCAGAAAAATGTTTGAAGATTACGAAGGATCTGATGTTGACGGTGATGGTAAAATTGATTTTAAAGCTAGTGAAGAAGTAATGAACCAAGCATTGGAAGCAATTAGTTCAGGGGCAATAACTCCAGACCAAGCAATCACAATTATCAAAGCAGGCGATTCACAGACAAATATTGATAGCTCAGATAAATCTACAAATTCAAAATATAACTTTAGTGCCGCAGGTATTGACGCACTATTAAATCCAAACGGTGGTTAAATAAAAAAGGGACCCCGAAGGATCCCCTAAAAACGGCCGAGCTGGGTGCAACTTTATCAGTGTTGTCCAACGAGGATTGTTTTTATTGTTTTAGATAAGCAAGAACATTTTCAGGTGCAGATTCACCATAAGGATCTGTTGGACAATCATCTTCAAATCCAGGTTCAATAAACATCTTTTCAACAACACCGTCTTCTACGACAGCAGCATATCTCCAAGATCTTTTACCGAAACCAAGATTATCCTTTGCGACTAACATTTCCATACCTGCTGTAAATTCACAAGATCCATCAGGAATGAATTTAACATTCTTGACTCTAAGATCTTCAGCCCATGCATTCATAACAAAAGCATCATTACAGGATACACAGTATACTTCATCTATGCCTGCTTCCACGATTTGGTCATATAATACATCAAAGCCTGGTACTTGATTTGTTGAACAGGTTGGTGTGAATGCTCCAGGTAGTGAGAACATTACAACTCTCTTACCACCAAAATAGTCATTGGTTGTTGGATATTGCCATTCAAAATCACCAGTGTCTACATTTCTGCTTCTTACTTTGAAAGTTACGTTAGGTACTTGTTTCATTATATAGTTTCCTTATCAGTTGGGAGGCCATTGCGACCTCCCGGATTAAAATAGATTAACCTTTGAGAAGTTCTTTCTCAGTATTAATCTTAATTTTACGTGCTTTCTTTGCCTCAGGAATAATTCTTTCCAATGAGACAGTTAAAAGACCGTTTGTGAAGTTGGCATCGATTACTTCAATATCGTCCGCAAGAGTAAAGCTTCTTTTGAACTTCTTGAAAGAAATACCACGGTGAACATAATCACCTCCGCCATTGAAGTAATCACCTGCTTCATCCCATGTGGAACGAATGGTTAATACATCTTCTTTTACTTCGATTTCTACATCATCAATATCAAGTCCTGCCAAAGCAAGGTCAATATAGAACTTGTCTTCGTCTCTCCTGATATTGTAAGGCGGGAAGCCTTGTGATTGATGTACTTGAGGGAACTCCACCAATCTGTCGAAGACTCTATCGAATCCTACAGCAAAAGGGTGTAGTTGATTTATATTTAATCCAGTCATTTTTATCTCCTTTAATAAGCTAGATATTATTATTTGATGGTTATTACCCATCACCTTTTGTAAAGCCCTTACGGCACCTTACTAAATTATTTATACATTATATACTAGTTTGTTAAGAATGTCAACTATTCTTTTTTACCAATATTATATTTAACTGTTAAATCCCATTCATTCTTTTCTTTAAATGAAATGATTTTTATTTGATTTAGAGAAGCAATTGGATCCGCTGATTTTGAAGGATCCACAATCTTAACAAGTTCCCATTCTTCTAATAGGTTCACAATCGTATTACGACGTGAAATGTCTTCTTCTGTTAATGTATTGTGCTTACCGTCTAAAATAAACAATTCTTTAAAATGTAGGATAGCATATCTTCCTTTCTTATGAAGGATGTGACAAGATTGATAAAGTTTCTTTTCTTTACGACTCGATATACCGATACGAGTCAATGTTTCTTTAATCTTGAGGAAGCTATCTTGTGTGGGGAGTTCGACTTCTACGCCAACTCCTTTGAAAATATCTGTGTCCATGATTTATATTCACCTTATTAATTATTTCTAGTGGCATGGTATATAACCATATAAGATTTATTTATAAAAATCATATTTTAACCACCTTCATTAATTTTATCATGGACAATTTCAAGTTGTTCTTTTGATAGAACTTTAAGATATTGTTTTGCTACGGTACGATTACATTGATATACTTGTTGGATTGCGTCAAGATTTGTATCTTTTTCGGCTTTAGGCCATTTGGAAAATCTTTTACGCTTTCTTAGAACAGAACGATAATAATCAAACTGAGCTCCATCAAATAAATGATGTCGCATATTCATTTCGTTTGCATGTAATATTGTATCTTCAAAATTAACGAAGCCACGGTTCACGATAAAGGCATTGTACATCTTTTCAGTATGTTCAGGTATATCTGAGTTACGAATAATATCTTCCTTTGTAAAGGATGCAGCATTCATAAAATCAAACGGTGTTAGGTCTTTCATCAAGTACCTCCTGAAGCTCTTTTGCTAATATATCAAATTCTTTACCGCAAGATTCACACAAAGTAACTTTATGCTTACCTTCCGAAGTATTCATTTCAACAGTATATGCTTTCTTTTTTGTCGTTGTTGTATTACAGTTAAAACATCTTGTCTTTAACATTATACATACTCACATTCAATCATAACCTCAGTTAAGAATGCAACCATATTAATTTCTTGGTCAGCAACTAAACCTGACTTGTACATATAATCAGCTAATGTAACTATAAATCCAGCTTGTGATTGTAAAGTGACCTTTTCCGAACACATATCATAGATACGACGAAACATTTCATTCATATCTTGGTCGGAATTCTTTGCTACCCATTTACGCATATCGGTAAATTGTTTACCTTTTAATAAACGAAATAGGTCATCAATAGATTCTTGTTTCAGATTAACAAAGATACCTTCGTCAATTTTACCTGAAGCTGCATATGATTGTAGTTCAGTTAATAC